TTTACATCTATAAACAACTGCACCATCAGTGATATTATTTTTAATTGCAGCATCATTGACGGAATCGTAGACAGTAGAACCATCACTAACTTTTCTTCTCCTTGGTGATGGTTCGTTAGTTTTTTTTCCTTTATTTGGTGGTACTATCGGTGAACCGAAAATATATCCTTCATTAATATAATCTGTGAATTTTTCCGGTGGTACTCTTATAAAAGTAATATCTCCTGGTTTATACATAGTTTTCTTATTTTTATGTGACTTTCCACCTTTTGATGCCCATTGTTTATGTAACAATGGATTATTTTTATATTGATGAAACCCCAATCCTAATTCAGACTGTTTTTTCCCACCAATTTTCCCTCCTTTTGAGGAAATTTCTTTTCTTATATTTTTTGGTATGTAAATTCTTGTTTTTAATTTTTGAGCAGACCAAAGATCATTTTTATCATTGGTTAATTTCCATCTCAAATAGTGAACTATAATATGTTCTCTTTCTGTCAAATAGGTATAATTGAATTCAATATCTTGTCCCCCACAATGTTTTGGTATAATGTGATGTTTATGTAATCCACTATTACGTTTATACATATATTTACGTTGACAACCCACACTTATTATGTTATCATATATTTGTTGGTACATTTTTTTACTCCCTGTTACATCTATATTTAGTAAAATGAGGATTTTTGTATGATTGATTGGAATGAGGGTTTTTATTCAATTTCCAAGATTAAATCTTTACTTGATGAAGATTATGAAGTTGAAGTTTTATCACCGGATGGTTATGTACCAGTCAATTATTATATTGATAAAGGTATATGGGATGAATACCTTCTAGAAATGGAAGATGGTAGAACTGTTAGGGTCAATGAAAATCATCTTTTTGAGACGGAAATGGGATGGAAATTTGCCAAAGATTTATGTAATATTCATCCCCACACCGAATTACATTGGAATATTTTATGTGATGATGGGTGGAAGTATGGAAAAGTTATAAAAACAGGTGACAGAATTCCTATTGTTGATATTAATGTTGAACATGAAAATCATAGATATTATACAAATGGCATTTCTTCTCATAATACAGGTGTTGGTAAATCTTTATTCATGTGTCATGTTGCTTCTTCATGTATGGTTCTAGGTAAGAATGTACTTTATATTACATTAGAGATGGCGGAAGAGAAGATTGCAGAAAGAATAGATGCTAATCTTTTAAATGTTAAAGTTGATGAACTTGAGAAGTTATCTAAAGAAGATTATGATAAGAAAGTTGCAAGAGTTAAGAAGAAAACTACTGGTAAGTTGATTATCAAGGAATACCCAACTGCATCTGCATCTGTAACACATTTTAGAGCATTATTAAATGAACTTAATCTCAAGCGTAATTTCAAACCTGATATTATTTTTATTGACTATCTTAACATCTGTACTTCTTCTCGTATCAAACCTGGTGCGTCTATCAATTCATACACATATGTCAAGTCAATTGCTGAAGAGTTGAGAGGTCTTGCTGTAGAGTACACCGTACCTATAGTTTCAGCTACACAGACAACACGATCAGGGTTTACATCGTCCGATCCAGGTCTTGAAGACACTTCCGAGTCGTTTGGTCTACCGGCTACGGCAGATTTAATGTTTGCGTTGGTGTCTTCAGAAGAGTTGGAAGAACTAGGTCAGATTATGGTTAAACAGTTGAAGAATAGGTATTCAGATCCAACATCATATAAAAGATTTGCATTAGGTATTGACAGATCAAAGATGAGATTGTATGATGTAGAAGATTCTGGACAACAAGATTTAGTTGATGTTGGACAAGTTCAAGCAAGTAGTAACCCAAAGAAAAAGTTTGAGGGATTTAAAGTATGACACCGTTGAAGAGTTATAAAACAAGTTTGAGATATCCTGGTGGTAAATCTCGTGCAGTGAATAAGATGTTTAAATATCTTCCTGATATGAAATCTTATAGTGAGTATAGAGAGGGTTTCCTTGGTGGTGGTTCTGTTGCAATTGCCATTACTAAACTATATCCACACCTTGACATTTGGGTTAATGATTTGTATGAACCATTGTATAACTTTTATATGAAAATTCAATCAGATGGGTATAAGATTTCTGATGATCTAAAAGAGATTAAAAGAGAACATACCGATCCAGAAAAAGCAAGAGAACTCTTCAATAAAGCAAAGACACAGGTTACTGATAAGAACTTATCAAAATCTGATAGGGCAATTGCTTTCTATATTGCTAATAAGTGTAGTTTCTCTGGGTTAACTGAATCTGGATCATTCTCAAAGGAATCATCAATCAGAAACTTTACATTGAATGGTATTGAGAACCTAAGACACCTTCGTGACCTTTCACAAAATTGGAAGATCACTAATCTATCTTATGAGATTATGTTTGAACATCCACACAAACAATGTTTCATATATCTTGATCCACCATATGATATCAAAGACAATCTCTATGGTAAGAATGGTTCAATGCATAAGGGATTTGATCATAATCTATTTGCAGAAAGATGTAATGATTCTGAAATGGATATTATGGTCAGTTATAACGCAGATAACATTGTTAAGGAACGATTCTCTGATAATTGGGAACCTGTTGAGTTTGATTTGACATATACAATGCGTTCTACAGGTGAATATATGGCAGCTCAGAAAGGTCGTAAAGAGTTGTTATTGTTGAACTATAAACCAGAACAAGAAGGTCTGGAAGGATTCCTTGAGTAGATAAATAGTTCTATTTACAAGAAGATCATAAATGGCAACTGACGCTAAAGAAACCGAGAAACAGGAGAATGGATCTCGTGTATATTTTGAAGCATATATTGAAAAAAATGAAAGAGATTACACTAAGTTGTCTAACTTGGTTAAGAAAGTGTACCCTAATGTCAGTAATGATTGGATGGAATCATTCAGAAAACAAGCAGAAGCATTAAAAGCATATCTCGGTACTTCAAAACAATATAACTATTCAAGGGATAAAGGTTTTATGCCTTTTATAGAAGATATTGCTAAGAAAAAATGTGGAGTATCTGTAAAGGATAGATGGAATCCAGCAGATATCTATATGATAAAAGCAAATAATGAAAAAGAAGTTATGGAAAAACTCAAGACCATAACTTCTAGTCCAGATAAGGATACTAATCTCATTGCTTTAAATATGTATATGAAAGAGTTGATGACTTCCAAAATTATGGTGCCAATCTCATTAAAAGCAATTGCCCCAAAAACAACTAAAGCAAAAGCAGAACTTGCAAACATGGGTGGGGGGAAACACAATCTCAATTTCAAACTCAAAAAGGGTTCTGTAAAATGCATTTTATCCGTTGGACACAAAAATGCATACGAGTTTGATACTGGAGAAATAGCATTTGACTTTTATGTTGGTGATGAAGAAATTCATGGTCAAGCAAGAAACTTTCAATATAGTAAAGAAAGAAACTTGGTGCAAACTGACTTAACACCTAAAGGTCGATCTGGTGGTGCTAAGTTAGGAAAGGTATCGTCAGTAGCATTAGATGCATTTCTAAAAAAACACAATCTAGATCGACCTGCATCAGCAGCAAAAGACCCTAATATAGACAATCCTGGTAAATGGACAGAAAGTAATATCAAATACTGGATAAAGTTTATTAATGATCTAAAGAGAGAAAGGGTTGATGGTAATGCAATAGATTTAGGTGATTTTGAAGTTAAAACCGATACTGGTGTAGAAACTGGACCAGAAGCAATCATTAGAAATGGAATATTATTTGAAGGTAAAACAAGAAGTTCTGCTGGTAAATTTTCATCAAAACTTATTGGGCTAAGATGGGCTAAGATTTGGGTTGATATAGATAAGAAAGGGTTATTAGATGAATGGATGATGACCCTTTATTTTGGTGCTAAAAAAGAATTCGGTGAAAAGAACGGACCGTTCTTAAAGATTTATTAAAGAGGATTATAATGACCGCTACTGTGATTTTACCAACTACTGGTGCACCAGAGTTGATTGATGCAATTGAAAGTGTTCTTAATCAATCATATTATACACAACTATATCTTGTAGTTGATGGTAAACAACATGTTGATAAAGTTAGGGAACTTATTGGTAGAAATAAATTATGGGAACATAATATAAATTTCTGTGTTCTTCCAGAAAATGTAGGTGCAAATGGGTTCTATGGTCATAGAGTTTATGCCGCATTTACCCATCTAGTCAATACTGATTATGTTCTTTATCTAGATCAAGATTGTTGGTTAGAACCTACTCACGTTGAGAATTGTGTTAATACAATCAAACAATATGATTTGGAATGGACGTATTCTCTAAGAAATATATACAGTGGTGATAAAGAATTTATCTGTAGAGATGATTGTGAGAGTTTGGGTCTATGGGCACCATATGCTCAATACAATCATATAGATACCAATTGTTACTGCTTGAAAACATCTATTGCAACAAGAGTTGCATCTGCTTGGCATGGTGGTTGGGGACAAGATAGAGTATTCTTTAATGTCATGCTACAGAACTTCAATAAAGTAAAATGCACTGGTGAATATACAGTAAACTATAGATTAGGTGGTAATGATGGCTCAGTTAAATCTGAATTCTTCTTACTAGGTAATAAAGTTGTGAATCAAAGATATAATGGAGTTTTCCCTTGGCAACAAAAGTTCTAGTAGTTGGTGAAAATAGTTTTATAGGAAATGCTCTCTGTAATGTAAAAAGACCTGATATAGAATTCTACAAAGTATCACATAAAGATTTTGACAAGATTGATCTTCCATTCTTTGATACTGTTGTTGGTTGTGCATTAAATCCAGAGTATAGAGATACAAGATATAGTACTGCTGCTGATTTTGATTTCTATGTAGCAAATAAAGCATGTAAAAGTGGTTGCCATTTCATTATGCTCTCCACCAGAAAAGTATATGGTTCTCATTCTGAACTAAAAATCTTCAAAGAAACAGATCCCCTAGATCCTTTTGATCATTATAGTGTTAATAAGTTAAGAACTGAAACAAGGATACAAGATGACTTTGGTGATCAATCTACTATCATTCGTGGTTCAAATCTATTTGGGTTTGAATATGGTCGCAATTCTTTCTTCGGATATCTGATGAATTCTCTTGTCAAATCAGGAGAAATAGTGTATAATATACATC